TCCATTTACAACATATTCATAAGCCATTGGAATCATTCGTTGGCTTGGTACAATTCTCATTCTATCTGGTCTCATAGTGTACAATTCTTGTGGCATACCTTCGTCTGGACCAGTTTTAAGTAAATAACTATTTCCACTTAATAAAAGATAAGAATAAACAATCTGAAAGAACTCTGATTGACTACACATTGGATTAGGTCGCTCTAATAAATCTAAAAGTGGACTTTCTTCTATTGGTTGGTCGCCTCTAAATAAATTAAATTTAACTGCAGATGCTCCGTTAGCAATTTCATTAACACATCTAAAAACGATGGCGTTATCTTGGTAACCATCTTTTGCTAGTTCGCTATAACTCATTTTTGGTTGTGTTTGTGTGCCAACATTAGAATATGCTATCATTGGACTTTGCTTTACTTGGTTAATAAACAAAGCCTTCCATGCTTCTTTAAATCCCATTTAGGTCTCCTATGTAACTCTCCATATCGCTTGACCAGACGATTTGCTGAGTTCAGTCAACCCCCACACTAGGGCATCAAGCCTATCTGGTGAACTTCTACTGTCAATAGTAAAAGAACACATTTGGTCTTCAAGTTTGGCAAAATAACCAATATGGCTTACTTTACCTTGCTCATATAATGCAGAGATTGGTTCTGCTCTTACCAACTTACCCTTAGATGCTCTTACCGCCCTGTAAGGTATACTTGCATCTACAGTTCTAAGCAATCGCTCCACCAAATCGCCACCATTATTCACTTCTGCAATAACTCTGTCTGCTTCATACTTATAAAAAGCCTCTACCACAGTTTTTGCCCAAGTATCTGCACTCATTCTAGCAGATAAATCTTCTAAAATATAGTACCTATTATCAAATCCTTTTCCACTAACAATTATACCAGTTTCATCTGAGCCTTCATTATTAGTAACTGCAGGGTCAACACTTATAATAATTCTCTGCATTTTGTCTGGTATTTCTTTCAATCTCTTATCTTCTATAAGTTTTGGATTCCATAAAGCACCTTCAACTTCAGTTAGAACCTCTGCAAATAGTTCTTGTCTACCTAGAGTTGTACCTTCATATTTATCTCTTAATTGTTGTAATGCACTTTCTGCAAGATTTGCTTCATTATCAAATGTACTACCAGTTTGTACAAATACATCTTTATCTTTTCTTGCAATTAAATCTGTTATTATCTTGGTTGGTCTTGGTGTAGTTGTAATAACCAACTTTGGGTTTTCTCCAAGTCGTAATCCAAACATCATCTGGTCAAATGACTCTGCATATCGCCAAGCTGCCATTTCATCTGCCCATATTCTATGAAATTGTGGTCCTCTTAATCTGTCTGGCTCTATTGCAGCATATCCTTGTATTACTGAACCATTCCATAATCTTAATTCCATAGCACTTCTATTGTAGGCTTTACCAGTATCAATTAAGCATTCTTTAGGAACTAATTTTAACAAGCCAGATGGTCCTTCAAAACAGACTCGTCTTAGGTCTCCACTAGTAGGTGCAACCACTCCACAAATAGAATTTGGTCTTTGCATAGCATATGTAAGTATGTTTTCTGCACCAGTTCTGGTCTTTCCCCAACCTCTTCCTGCTAATATCAACCAAATTGCCCAATTACCTAATGGTTCTATCTGAGTTGGTCTGGCTTGTTGTGACCATATAGTTCTATTATAAAAAGCAACGGTTTCTTGTTCTTCAAAATCCTGTGTTAGCTTTTCAAGATAATTAAAATCTATTTTTTCTGCAAGGTTGTTCATTTATTCTTATTTCTTGCCATTTCTTGTACTATTTGTAATGCCTCAGATAATTTTGTTTCGCCTTTATCTTCTGTAACTATATCGTGTTTATCTCTCTGCCCTAATAACTGCTTACCTAACCATATAGCCATAGTAGCATTATTTGTTTCATCCATTATCTGTAGTTGCTTTCTTCTAACTGATAATTTACCTTGTGCCCTGCCTTTTTCTATTGCAGTTCTTACCTCTTGGTCATTTTTAAATCTATCTTCAAGAGTTCTTAAAGGAATATCAAAGAAATGTGCTATTTCTGGCATTGTACAGTTTAACGTGCAAAGTTTTTGCAACTCTGGGATATTTATATCTACTTTTGGTCTGCCAACTTTTTTAATTTCTTTTGCCATTCTTTTTTATATACCACGAAAATTATTGTTTTTTCAATCTCGTTAACCAATTGTCTTGCTTTAATTCACCTTTAAAGTAGTTTATTGTTTTAATCAAGCCTTCTTGTAATTCTATTTCTGGGTACCAATCAGTTTCAAAATATATATTTTCAATATTTGGTTGTCGTTGCTTTGGGTCATCTTTTGGTAAATCTTTATATACTATTTTAGATTTAGAGTTTGTGTATTCAATAACCTTACTTGCCAACTCTTGAATGGTGAACTCTTTAGAATTACCAACATTTAAAGGCTGTATATATCTATCTGGATTATTCATTACTGCATATAAACCATTTATTAAATCATCTACATAACAGAAACTTCTTGTCTGTGTTCCGTCTCCATATATAGTTATATCATTTCCTTGTAATGCTTGTATAATAAAATTTGATACTACCCTGCCATCATTCATATCCATATTTGGACCATAGGTATTAAATATCCTTACTATCTTTACATCTACATTATATTGTCTGATATAATCCATACATAAAGTTTCAGCACATCTTTTACCTTCATCATAACAAGCTCTTTGCCCAATTGGATTTACATTTCCCCAATAATCTTCTGTTTGTGGGTGTTTTTCTGGGTCTCCATATATTTCACTTGTTGATGCTTGTAATAACTTGGCTTTTGTTCTTTTAGCTAAACCAAGCATATTGATTGTACCCATAACACAAGTTTTTGTAGTTTGAACTGGGTCTCTTTGATAATGTACTGGACTTGCAGGACAAGCTAAATGATAGATTTCGTCAACTTCTAAATATAAAGGAAAGGTTACATCGTGCAGAATAAAAGTAAAGTTTGGCTTATTTAGAAAAGTATAAATATTTTTTTTATTACCAGTATATAGGTTATCAACACAAATAATTTCATTATCTTCTTTTATTAATTTACTTATAAGATTACTGCCAAGAAATCCTGCACCACCAGTAACAAGTATTTTTTTCATGCTTTTTTCCTTTTTAATTTAAAGTTAACAGTTTCAGTTATCTGGTTTTTTGGATATTTTCTTACTAATTTATTATTTTCAAACACTTTATAATCAACATGATGGTGCCATCTATTGTATTTTCTGGTTAACTTTGCATATTGTGGATATTCTCTTACAAGCATATTAGATTTTTCCAACATACTTTTATCATAGCTTCCTTGTGTATATAGTTGCTCGTTACCACCTTTTACTGTCATTGTGGTCATTTTTTCTTGTAAAAACATATTAAAAAGAATTGTACAATGTCCTTTATGTAGGATATCCAATGACAATAAAGTATCTTCGTTATATCTACCTCTCCATCTAAATGGAATGTCATTCTTAATAAGATTACACGAATATATTCTTGAATTTAGAAAGAATGGTGGTTTTTTTATTCTAGCAGGATGAAAGAATGTATAATGAGGTCCTGCCATATAAACATTTTTATACCTTAAGACAAAATCTTCCATAGCAGTAAATATTTTGCCATTCTTACAAATAACCTTTTCGTTGTTATTTAATATTTTAAATGTTCTTATATTATCGTCCATTATCCAATGATAATCGTAACCCATATCTATTGAAGTTTGCCAAATAAAGTTTCTTGCTGGACCACTTCCAGTTGATTTGGTAAGTCCGTGGTCATCACAATAATTATATTTTTCTTTATAGGACATATCCAATTCAATAAGTCTTTTTTTATCAATATTCTCTGCGTATAAATCAAATTCTTGTGGCTCAACCACTAAAAAATAATCCATACCCATTGCTTCCAAACAATTAGCAGTCATATTTGTGTTATATCTACCTTTACTTGGTATAAATATTGGAAATCTTTGATTATTCATAAACTTTATTCTTAGTGTCCATTTGCTCTTGTGGTGGATACCAAAGAGTTTTTGTTTTTTCTGTAATATTCTGCCCTATTAACTTTGCAAAATCTTGTCTATCTATATCATTTTCAAAATGTACATATATCGTACTATCAGGTGTTTTATCCTCTTGTGAGAAATCTGGCATATTATCCCATTCACCTAATGTATCTGTAACAGTATTACTATCCAACATTGGTAATAATTCTGCATTATCAAAGCCAAGTATATCTACATCAAATCCCATTGTATTTAATTCTTGAACTTGATCCCATAATCTTTCCATATCCCATGTGGAATTTAATTGTATTTTATTATCTGCAATAACAAATGCTTTTTTCTGCATTGGTGTTAAATCTTTATGCTGAATACATGGTATTTCAGTAAAACCAAGTGTTTCTGCTGCCTTATATCTGCCATGCCCTGCAAGTATTGTATTATTTTCATCTATAGCTATTGGTATTCTAAACCCAAACTCTTTAATAGAATTTGCAATTTGTTTTATTTGCTCCTTACTATGCAATCTTGGGTTTTCTTTAAAAGGTTTGATTTTGGATTTATTTAAGTAAAATATATCCAGTTTTCCATTAATATTATCATTCATCTTTTCTTCCCCATAAATATGATTATATTCTTTGGCAAGTAAACAATCGTATGGTAAATCACTCTTCTGCCATACTTTCTCTTTACTACCCTTTTGAAAAGCACTCTCAAAGAAGTGCTGTACAACAAAACTTTTAGACATAATTGCATTTATAGAAGGCAAAACGTGTCCAAACAATTCTGTTGAACCATCTAATCTTGTTGGACTTTCTATTGAATAACACTTATTCGCACTTAACCATGCAGGAAGTGGGCACATATAAATTGGTTTAAAAACAACACCTTGAGTATCTGTATTTGCTATTTCTTTTACTGTCCATAATACTGAATTCCACTCATTTGATGTAGATTTTGCATCTGTTTTTAAAAGTTTGAATATATTTTCTGCTAATTGATTAAATTTTTCTTTTGTGGATTCTCCAATTTTAATTGGAAATGCAGTCAATTCTTTACCATCCCAAGAACCATCATGAACTTTCATTGGTGGTTTATCTTTTCCCCACTTTGGTGCGAATCCACCAGTTTTCTTACAAGGCATTGTGGAATACCAAGTTTCATGTTCTGGAAACTTTTTTAAAGGTACTGCATCTGAATCTAAAACAATACCGTTTACTTCTGATGCTCTTTTTATTCTTATTGCATCTGAAATATGTGCTATTGAATGCCCATTTTGTAGAGATTTAAATGCTTCTTTATAATCCAGTATTTCATTAGCATCTTTTATAATTATATTTTTGTAATTTATTTGGCAGTTCTGATAAGTGTAAAGCTCCACATCATTTTCTAGTTTTTCATGACCTTTAAATGCCAAATTATGTAAAGCACTTGGTGAAAATGTATAATTTCTCCATTCTTCAGCATCTTGGAAATCTTTATTATATATTGTCCAAAATAATATTATCTTACTCATAGCATCTAGTCCTAAAATTAAAGGTAAACTCAGCTTGACCTATTTCTCCATAAACACCTTGTTCTCTAATTTTTCTTGTAATAATTTTAGTAATATTATCTTCAAAATCTCTATGTATAACAAGTCAAACATCTGCCATATTTGCCCAATGGGCAGACCCACTAACTTGATATAAATCTGGTGGAGGTATAAAT